CTGGGCGCAGGAGCTGGCGAACTTCAGCGACAACCCGGAATGCTTTCGCGCCGCACTGCGGGCAATGATCGACGAGAGCAAGTTTCCGCCGACGCTGCCAGAGTTCGTCGTCCTCTGCCGTAAGCACTACGTCAGGCCACCATCGCAGCAGATCGCGCTGCCGGACATGCCGCCCAAGCCGGACGCGTTCCCGTCTCGCGATGAGGCACGGCGCCGCCTGGCTGAGCTGAAAAAGAAATTCCCGTCGATGACGCGGGCGCTCGACGAGATCAAGGTCGAGTGACGGAATGCGATCTGTGCTTGAGCCGGTCGGCGATCTTGGACTTCAACCGAACATGCTGTCGGGTGCGGTTCGTGATGTCGCTGCCGGGCAGAGCGCAGCGGGCCGGATGGCTGGAGCGATGGAGAACGAAGGACGGGCCAGCGTTGGCCGAGGAAATCGAGAGGGAGGTCAAGGAGCGATGGAAACAGCGGATTTGATGAGGACGCACGGCGGCAGGCCGATGACGTTGCAGGAGTGCATGGAGGCGGAATTGGCAGCGCCGGCTCCCGATGATCGCGCGTGCGCGCATTTGCCGGGCTTCGAGCCGGAGCGCAGGACGAAGCTCGCGATCGACTTCGTTGTCCCGGGCGAGCCGAAGGGCAAGGGCCGGGCGCGCAGCCGGATCGCGAAGATGGGCGACGGTCGCCAGTTCGTGACGCACTACACGCCGAAGGACACGGTTGAGTACGAGAACCTTGTCCGCATGGCGGCGCACGAGGCGATGCGTGGCGAGGCACCGACCAGCCATCCCTGCCGCGTGAAGCTGATCGCCTACTGCTCGATCCCGGCTTCCTGGTCGAAGAAGAAGCAGGCGCGAGCGCTGGCCGGTCAGGTCTTCCCGACTGGCAAGCCAGACCTGGACAACACCGAGAAGGCTGTGCTCGACGGGATGAACAAGATCGTCTTCCGCGACGATTCGGTCGTCTGCGATGTGTCGAAGGCGAAGCGCTACAGCTCGATCCCGCGCGTCGAGGTCTGGGTGATCGAGCTCGACGGCGAGCCGGCCTGACCGATGCAGCGGCGCGTCGATTGGTTCCGCATCCTCGACGATCTGAAGCGTCAGGGCTTCAGCCTCTACGCGCTGGAGGCGCAGGTCGCGATCCCGAAATCGACGCTGATCGGCTACAAGCAGGGCGCCGAGCCGAAGCACCTGGACGGCGAGAAGCTGATCGGCTTCTGGTGCCAGGTGACGGCCAACGAGCGCGGCGGAATCCCGACCGCAATCGTCACGCTCTCGGCGGCTCGGTCGAAATAAAGGAGGAATCATGGGAAATATCACGGTCTCAGAACTTCAGCGTCGCTTCGACTACCGAGACGACGGCGTGCTGGTGCGCAAGGTCAGGGCAAGCAACCAGCCAGCCGGAACAGTGGCCGGGAGCATTGCGAATACCGGCTACGTCATGATCAGCATCGACAGGCGCGATTACCTTGCGCACCGTCTCGTCTGGCTGCATTTTCGCGGCGAGTGGCCTGATGGCGATCTGGATCACATCAACGGAATCAAGCACGACAACCGGATCGAGAACCTTCGCCTGGCGACGAAGATGCAAAACATGGCGAACATCGGACGCTTTTCCAGCAACACGTCAGGGGCAAAAGGCGTGCATTGGCTTGCGAGCAAGCGGAAATGGCAGGCAAGGATCAGGATCGACGGTCGCCGCGTCCATCTGGGGTATTTCGACACATTGACGGCGGCAGCCAAGGCATACGACGAGGCCGCTTTGAAGCACCGTGGAGAGTTCGCGCGAATTTAGTCGGGAATCCGACCGCCTAGCGCTCCGACAATCGGCACCGATCCCGACCCATCACCCACGACCACGGAGACGAACATGGCGAAACCCAAGCTGACCCCGCAAACCCCCGGCGAGCCGGTGCAAGACCCCGCCGAGCTGACCAGCCCGGCAGCCGAAGCCGAAGCGGCAGCCCCCGAAGCCGATCAACCCACGACCACGGAGACGGTCGAGGCCGTGACTGAGGCGCCCGCCGTGGTGGCTCCTGCTCCTGGCGAGCTGCCCGACGAGTCAGAGATCGACCCCGCTGCCATCGAGCGCCCGGTGCTCTCGAAGAAGGGATGGGTTGTTCCGCACAAGGCAGCCTGATCATGGGCGGAATTATCGATGCGATCCTGGGCGGCGGCGACAAGCCATCAACGCCCCAGGTCGTGCCGCAAGACCCGAAGGCCGACGCAGCCAAGTCCGAAGCAGAAGCCGCGTCGAAGGCCAACGCGGCACGGATCGCCACGAAGCGGGCGAAGGCAGGCGGTAGCAGCCTGCTCGCGTCTGGCGCCAAGGGCGTCGGCGGAACTGCCGAGACATCCTCGGCACTTGCAACCGGCAAGACCACCCTGGGGCAGTGATGGAAAACGAACTCGCGAGTCAGATCATCCGGCGCCTGTCTGCGCTGAAGCAACTGCGCTCGCCGCATGAGACCGTCTGGCGCGAGTGCTTCGATCACACCTACCCGTTGCGCGGCTCCGGCATCGACGGCGACAAGCTCGATGCGCAGTCCGGGCAGACCCGCAAAGCGAACCTGCTCGATGCGACGGCGACCGACTCGTCGCGCATCCTGGCCTCGGCGATCATGTCGGGCCTCACTCCGGCGAATTCGCGCTGGTTCCAGCTCGATGTCGGCACCGAGTCGGACGACGAGCGGCGCTGGCTGGACGACTCGGCACAGGCGCTGTGGGAGAACATTCACGCGGCGAACTTCGACGCGGCCGGCTTCGAGTGCTGCGTCGATGTCGTGTGCGGCGGATGGTTCGCGCTCTACATCGACGACGACCGCGACGAGGGCGGGTTGCGCTTCGAGCAGTGGCCGCTGGCTGGCCTGTATTGCTCCAGCACCAACGCAGGCGGGCAGGTCGATACCGTCTATCGCAACTACACGCTGACCGCCGAGCAGGCCGTCAAGGAATTCGGCGAGCCCAACGAACCCGGCGAGAAGAGCTACAGCGTCAGCGCCAAGACCGCCAAGCTGGCGAAGGACAAGCCCGACGAGAAGATCGAATTCGTGCAGGCGATCTATCCGCGCCGGCCGTACATCGTCAATGCCCGCATGGCAAAGAACCTGCCGATCGCGAGCTGCACCGTCGAGGTCGGCGCGAAGAAGATCGTCCGCGAGTCCGGCTATCACGAAATGCCCGTCGTCGTGCCGCGCTGGATGCTGATCCCCGATTCGGTCTATGGCGTCGGCCCGGTCTATGACGCGCTGCCGGACATCAAGACGCTGAACGAGATCAAGCGCATGGAGCTGGCCGCTGCCGATCTGGCAATCTCCGGCATGTGGATCGCCGAAGACGACGGCGTGCTCAACCCGCGCACGGTCAAGGTCGGCCCGCGCAAGATCATCGTCGCCAACAGCGTCGATTCGATGAAGCCGCTCTTGAGCGGTAGCGACTTCAAGGTCGCCTTCACCCAGGCGCAGCAGCTCCAGGCCGCGATCCGCAAGACGTTGATGGCCGACCAGCTCCAGCCGCAAGACGGCCCGGCCATGACGGCGACCGAAGTGCATGTGCGCGTCGGCCTGATCCGGCAACTGCTCGGCCCGATCTACGGCCGGCTGCAAGCCGAGTACCTGCAACCGATGATCGAACGCTGCTTCGGCCTGGCCTACCGTGCCGGCGTCTTCGGCGTCGCCCCCGACAGCCTGGCCGGTCGGGACTTCACCGTCCGCTACATTTCCCCCCTGGCGCGTGCCCAGAAGCTCGAAGACGTGACGGCCATCGAGCGCTTGAGCGTGAATGTCGGCCAGCTCGCCCAGGTGCAGCCCGAAGTGCTCGATCTGATCGACGGCGATCAGTCGGTGCGCGTGCTGTCCGATGCCCTGGGCGTACCGCAGAAGATCATCCGCAAGCCCGAGGACGTGCAGACCCTGCGCGAGAACCGGGCGCAGCAGCAGAAGGCAGCCATGCAGCAGGCGCAAGCCGCACAGATGCAGCAGGTCGCCGGTGAGGCGATGGTCAAGAAGGCAGCCGGCGCATGAACCAGCCGCAGGCGCTTCCCCCCGAGGCCTATGCCCGCGTCTTCGAGAACCATGCCGAAGGCCGGCAAATCCTTGAAGAGCTGACGCGGCGCTTCGCCCGTCCTGCGGTGACGACTGGCGGCATTGACGCCGTGCTCCAGACCTACCAGCGCGACGGCTCGCGCAAGGTCGTCGAGTTCATCGTCGCCCGCATCAACCAGGCCGCAGGCCTCGACACTCCGGAGATCGACGAATGAGCACAGACGGGTTTATAAAGATCAACCCGGAATCTGCTGGCCCTGCGATAGACAATGCTGTGTTCATGCGCGACGGTAAGAAGATATATCGCCAGCGCGTCGAGATGTATCCGTCCGCCATGATCAGCTTGGATGCTGGCGGGCGCTCTCGCGTTTCACAAATCACTACGCTGTTCGACGGAAAGACGCTCCGGCAGGAGGACGTCGACCTATGGGATACCAAGGGAACAGGAACGCGGACGTTCGAGGATGGATCGATCAATAAACTGGATGTCGCCGCCGGGCAATATCTCGTGCGGCAGTCGAAGCAATACATGCCGTATTTCTCCGGCAAGAGCCAGATTATTGAACTGACATTTGACACATTCGGCCTTGAGATTGGCATCATTAAGCGGTACGGCTACTTCTCCAGCAACGCCGTCGCGCCTTATGCCAGCAACCTTGATGGCTGGTATATCGAGAGCAACGGCGACACCGAGCAGTTCTATCTTGTCGTGGTCAATAACGGCACCGAGAAGCTGCGCCTCGACTGGACACAGTGGAGCAACTACGAGGCTATCGCCAGTCTCGACTGGGATAACTTCAACGTTAGCCTGATCGACTTCCTCTGGTTAGGCGGCGCGATCCTGCGGGCCTTCCAGAAAATGCCGACGGGCGGGTTTCCTGAGGCGCATGTCTATGACTATGCCGGGTCAGCTCCAGGCGTATTCATGCGCTCACCTAATCAGCCGGTGCGGTACGAGATTCGCAGCACAGGCGGAACCGGAACCTTCCGAGCCATCTGCTCGGTAGTCGGCACTGAAGGCAGCTTGAACAACCAGTCAAAACCGTTGGTACTGCGGCATGACACACTGATCTTGGCCAACTCGGTCGGCACGATCTACGCAGTCAAGGGCGTGAAGAAGCGCGCGGACTTCCGCGATATTCCTGTCGAGATCAATCAATTTGGCGGTTCGATGACAGCCACGGCAGATGCCGGTGTCTGGTTGCTATTGCTCAACCCAACGCTATCGGCCCCGCTCACCTACATACAGAAAAGTGCGGTCGATGAAGCCACAGCCACAAACCAGACAGTGACGAATGTAGGCCGCGAAATTGGCATCATTCACGTCAATCAAGCGGGTGTATCTATTCCGTTCGCGGACAATCAGCTTGCTTGGATGGGAATCAATATCGACAACACGCCGGACGAGTATGTGCTTGCATACCAGCCTCTGACGTTGAATCAGTCGATCAATGGGGCAATGACGCTTCAAGTGTTCTGATGCTGCTCGATCTTCTGTTTCATTACGAGGCGCGCACATCCGGATCAGTCTCACGCAACTGGAGATTATTCGACGATCTCCAGCAGTCTCCAGGTAAGAAAACTGCCGAATCAGTCGCTAGCCAAAGCGTTCGCCGAAAGCAAATGCGACTGTTCAAGTCGGCATGGTGGAAGCGACTCAACATCGCACCCGAGCTGCTGCCCTACGTCGAACCGATCAAGCCATTCGAGACCATCGATGCCGTCCCGCCAGCGCCGACTTTTCCTTCAGCCTCACTTATTCGCACTCGCGCCCGCACAGGCAAGGCGAGACTGCACCGAACCGCAGCACCGGAAATCCTTCCGGCTGCGCTTATCAGGTCGAAACCGACCTATCTTCCCTTGATTAGGAGCTAACAATGTTCAGGAGAAAATATGTTTTCATGGATCAGGCCAATGATGGCACGCAGGGCGGCGCGGGCGGCGGTGCAGCAGGCGCAGGCGCTCAAGGTGCAGCGGGCGCTGCTGGAGCAGGCCAGGCTGGCGCGGACGGTGCGGCAAGTGGTGCTGCTGGAGCATCTGGTAGCGCGCTGGCTGCCGGTCAGGCTGCGGCCGGAAGTGGTCAAGGCGCTGCAAGCGGCGCTGCTGCTGGCCCAAACGACTGGATTCCCGAGAAGTACCGCGTCACGAAAGCCGACGGCGCACTCGACATCGAAGCGTCGGCGCGCAAGGTAGCGGACGCGCATCGCCACCTGGAACAGCGCCTCGGCGCGGGCGACGTGCCGCCGAAGTCGGCCGAAGAGTACGAGCTGAAGGGTCTGCCCGAGACGATCAAGATCGAGGACATCAAGGCCGATCCGGAAATGCAGAGCTTCCTCAAGTCGGCGCACGGCAAGGGCCTGACGAATGAGCAGGTCAGCTTCGTGCTCAACGAGTATCTGCAACGGGCGCCGAAACTGGTCGAGAACGGTGCCAGGCTGTCGGCGGAAGACACGACCCGGGCGCTGAAGGATGTCTGGAAGAACGAGAGCGACTACGGCCAGAACATGGGCCACGCCTACCGGGCAGCCAGCGCGATCGCCGACAAGGCCGGCGTCAGCTTCGAGGAACTGGAGAAGTCCGGCCTCGGCAATCACCCGACTTTCATCCGCCTGATGGCGAGCATCGGCCCCGAGCTGGCCGAGGATGCGATCCCGAACGGCGGGCAAGGCGTCAGCGCTGGAGACTTCGACGCCCAGGTCGCGGCGATCCGCGCAAACCCGGCTTACAACGATCCGAAGCACCCCGAGCACAAGCAGATCATGCAGAAGATGGACGCGCTCTACACCCGCAAGCACGGCACCAAGCCGCAGAAACTCTTCTCGGGCGTCGGCCACTAGATCAATCGAATCCTCCTGTAGCACCTTCGCCCCGGCCAGTCCGGGGCTTTTTCTTTCCGCAAATAGTCGGGAATCCGACCGCCCTCCAGATTGATGATTGCGCGCACCGGCCTGAAGTGGTCAGCAGACACCCGGAGCAGCACGACCCGCAGCGTCGTTGAAAGCCGAACGAAGAGCGCGACTGATGCAGGCCCAGAAATGGACACCCTGACCGGCTGACCTTTCATCCTTCAGGAGAACGCTATGCAATACATTACCGAAGCGTTCGTGCAGCAGTTCGCAGACAACTTCCTGCACGTCGCGCAGCAAAGCAATTCCCGCCTCGAACCGGCCGTCTTGACGGAATCCGGCATCGTGGGCATGTCCAAGTCCATCAACCGCCTCGGTCAGCGTACCGCGCAGCGTCGCATCGCTCGCCACGCCGACACCCCGATCAACGATCAGCCGCACTCTACCCGCTACGTCGACCTGTTCGACTGGGAAGATGGCGACATGATTGACGACCAGGACAAGATTCGCCTGCTGGTCGATCCGTCAAGCGACTACGTGAAGGCGATCGTCAATTCGCTGAACCGCGCCAAGGACGACGTGATCATCGCCGCCATGCAGGGCAATGCTCGCGCCTCGACCGGCAACATCGCTCTGCCTGCCGGGCAGAAGATCGCCGTCGGCGGCACTGGCTTGACCAAGGCGAAGATGATCAGCGCTCGCAAGCTGTTCCGCCAGAACGAAGCTGACGCCGAAGCCGGCGAAGAGCTGTTCATGGCCTACGGCTCGACGCAGCTCTCCGACCTCTTGACGGACACGTCGCTGACCAACACCGAAGTCAACACGGTGCTGTCGCTGATGTCCGGCTCGATCCCGAACGCGACACTCATGGGCTTCAAGATGATCCCCATCGAGCGCCAGCCGAAGGTCAGCACGACGCGCTACTGCTACGCCTGGGCAAAGTCCGGCGTGACTCTGGGCGTCGGTCAGGAAGTCAAGACCCGCATCGGCGAAGACCCAGGCAAGGGCTTCAACGTCCGCCTCTACGCCAAGATGAGCATCGGAGCGGTGCGCATCGAGGAAGAGAAGGTCGTCGAAGTCGCCTGCGTCGAATCCTAATCAACCGACTGAAAGGAGAAAGACATGGCAGTCGTTACCACCAAGGCCACCGCCGTCACCAACGGCGACGCGGCCACGCAAACCAACAACTCGCAGCGCATTGCAGGCGGTCGCCTGCGTGAGTCGGTCGGAGTCGTCGAAGCTGTATCCGGCGATTCCATCGGCTCGGTCTACCGCCTGGCGCGTGTCAGCTCTCGCGATCGTATCTCGCGCGTGCTGCTCTCGTGCGATGCGATCACGACCTGCGCCGGTGATGTTGGCATCTATGACATTGCCGCCGTGAATAGCGGCGCGGTCGTCGATGTCGACTTCTTCGCCTCGGCGCAATCGCTGGCCTCGGCCCTCGTCAATCAGGACGTGACGCACGAAGCAGACGCGGCTGACGCTGGCGCCGGCTTCGGTCTCGCCGATGTCGAGAAGCCCTTGTGGCAGGCGCTCGGCCTGACTACCGATCCCAACAAGTTCTACGACATTGCCGTCACCCTGACGGCTGCCGCAGGCTCTGCTGGAACCGTGGCCGGGAAAGTGCAATACGTGGATGGCAACTGATCGCCTCCGCTTCGTGTGACATGCCGGGGGCTTCGTGCCCCCGGTTTTACTTGAGGGCCTGCAATGACGACTAGCGTATCCATCGCCTCGAATGCGCTGCTGATGCTCGGCGCGCAGCCGATCAACGACTTCAATGAAGATTCCGACCGGGCCCGGCTGGCATCGAACCTGTACGAACCGGCGCGCGATCTGCTGCTGCGCTCGCACCCCTGGAATTGTGCCATCAAGCGCGTCGTGCTGTCGCCTGATACAGACGCCCCGGCCTTCGGCTACAGCTACCAATTCACGCTCCCCGGCGACTGGCTGCGCACGCTGTCGGTCGGCGACTACGGCGAAGAGATCGACTACCGCATCGAGGGCCGCAAGATTCTGGCCGACGACGCGGTGCTCTATCTGCGCTACATCTTCCGCAACGATCAGGAATCCACCTGGGACACGATGCTGATCGACGCCATGACGAAAACGATGTCGGCGACGATGGCCTACGCGATCACCCAAAGCACCAGCAAGGAAGAGCTGGAGTTCAAGAAGCTGGAAATGGCGCTGAAGCAGGCCCGCGCCGTCGATGGGCAGGAAGACCCGCCCGAGACCCTGGGCGACTTCCGGCTGCTGGCCGCGCGCAGCTCTGGCCGGAGCTGGTAAGCCATGCCGCGCCCAGAGAACAAGACCATCGAAGATATGTACCTGTCCCGCGTGATTCGCCAGGATGGCGGCGAGTGTTGGGGATGGGCAGGATCAGTGCATGTGTTTGGGTATGGTGTTTTCGGAAAGTCCGGCTCTTCTGGCATGTATGCCCATCGCGTCTCTTATCAGATGCACGTCGGCGAGATACCGGCCGGCAAGGACGTGATGCACTTGTGCCACAACCCGGCATGCAGCAACCCGGCACACCTGGCGCTCGGCGACCGCAAGGAGAACATGCGGACATCGTTTGAGGCCGGACGCTTGCAGCGGAAGATTCCACTTGAGGCGCTATCTCAAATCAGGCAGCAGCGAGCGCGAGGCGTGACACTGAAAGCCATTGGCGAAATGTTCGGATGCACGAAACAGGCTATCCGTCACATGCTCAACAGTCATCCGGAGATCGGCAATGCCTAGGGTTTCATTAATTCAGACAAATTTTACGGCTGGCGAGCTGGCGCCGCGCCTGATGGGCCGCGTCGATATTGCCCGCTATCAGAACGGCGCCAAGACCATCGAGAACGCGCACCCGCTGACGCATGGCGGATGTATTCGCCGGCCCGGCACGCTGTTCGTGGCAGCAACCAAAGACAGCACTAAGCGCTCCCGGCTGATTCCCTACATCTTCAACCGCGACCAGGCCTACATGCTGGAGTTCGGCGATCAATACCTGCGCGTCTTCAAGGACAGCGGACAGGTCGAGTCCTCGCCCGGCGTGCCCTACGAGATCGCGACGCCCTACACCGAGGCCATGCTGCCCGATCTCGACTATGTGCAGGGCGCCGATACCATGTTCATCGCGCACCCGAGCGTGCCGATCTACCGCCTGCGCCGATTCGATCATGCCTCGTGGGACTTGTCGGCCGCGCCCTTCACGGTGACGCCCTTCGACGAGATCGGCAACAACCCGGCGACCACGCTCACGCTGTCGTCTGCGGCGGTCGGCGCTGGCCGTACCTTCACCGCTGGCGCTGCCGCCTTCCAGGCCTCCGACGTGGGGCGCGAAATCTGGTCATCGGCCGGCGTCGCTACCATCACCGGCTACACCAGCACGACGGTCGTCACCGGCACGATCACGGTCGCCTTCCCGAGCACCAGCGCAGCATCCGGCGCCTGGACGATTGCCGGCAGCCCGCAGACCACATGCACGCCGTCGGCGAAAGACCCGATCGGCGCCTCGATCACCCTGACCCTGGGCGCTGCCGGATGGAATGCGGCCGATGTCGGCAAGTTCGTCAAGATCAACGACGGCCTCGCCAAGATCACCGGCTACACGTCTGCGACCATCGTCAATGCCTCGATCGTGCAGGAACTTACCGCCATAGTCGCGGCGCCGGCAATGGCCTGGTCGCTGGAGTCCGCCGTCTGGAACGCGACCAACGGCTACCCGCGCGCCGTCACCCTGCACGAGCAGCGCCTGATCGCTGCCGGATCGGACGGCTTCCCGCAAACCATCTGGGGCAGCAAGACCGGCGTCTATCTGGACTTCACCCAGGGCACGGCCGACGACGACGGCTTCAGCTTCAAGATCGCCTCGAATCAGGTCAATCCGATCACGCACCTGGGGCAGATCAAGCAAATGCTGGTGCTGACTTACGGCGGCGAGTTCTCCGTCGAGGGCGGCGTCGAGAAGCCCGTCACCCCGACGAACGTGCAGGTCAAGAGCCAATCGGCCTATGGCTGCAACTCCGCACGCCCGGCGCGGATCGGCAACGAGCTGCTGTTCGTGCAGCGCTCCGGCCGCAAGGTGCGGGCGATGGCGTATCAATACACGAATGACGCCTTCGGCTCTCCCGACCTGACCGTTCTGGCGCAGCACATCACCGAGAGCGGCATCGTCGATATTGCCTACCAGCAGGAGCCCGACTCGCTGCTCTGGTGCGTGCGGGCCGATGGCGTGCTGGTCTCGCTGACCGTCGAGCGCGAGCAGGATGTCGTCGGATGGGCGCGGCACACGACTGACGGCACCTTCGAGGCGGTCGCCACGATCCCGGTCGCTGATGGCGAGCAGGTCTGGGCCATCGTCAAGCGCACCATCAACGGCGTGACGAAGCGCTACATCGAGATTCTGGACACGACGGTGAACACCGACTGCGCCGTGCTCGGCGATCACCCGACTGGCGCAAGCGTCTGGTCTGGCCTCGATCACCTGGAAGGAAAGACGGTGGACATCGTGGCCGATGGCGCCGTGATGGAGCAGCAGGTCGTCACCGCCGGGCAGATCACCCTGCCGCGCAATGCGCTGGCCGTCGAGATCGGCCTGCACTACGAAAGCGTGATCGAGCTGCTGAACATCGAGATCAACAGCGGCACCGGCACCGCCCAGGGCAACGCCGTCCGTACTGGCGAGGCGACTGTGCGCCTGCTAAATTCCTCGGGCTGCGACATTCAGGGCCAGCCGATCCCGTTCCGGCGCTTCGGTGCTGGCGTACTCGATCAAGCCGTGCAGTCCTTCACCGGCGACAAGCGCATCGAGCTGCTTGGATGGGAGCGCAGCGGCGGCTCGATCACCATCCGCCAGACGCAGCCGCTGCCGATGCACATCGTCGCCGTGATTCGCAAGGTATCGGTCAATGATTAGACCCGCCAACTACGAAGACATCCCTCGCCTGGTCGAGCTTGGCGAGGTCATGCACGGAGAATCCCGCTACCGCGTGCTTCCTTACGCCCCGAACAAGGTATTCGGCCTGCTGGCGAACATGATCGAGAAGGACGACGGCCTGCTGATCGTCTCCGAGAAGAACGGCGAGATCGTCGGCGGCTTTGCCGGCCTGGTCGTCGAGCATTGGTTCTCGAACAGCCGGATCGCGACCGACTTCGCCCTGTTCATCCATCCCGATCACCGGGGCGGCATGACAGCCGCGCGCCTGCTGAAGGCCTTCGTCACCTGGGCACGCGAACGGGGGGCGGTGCTGATTACTGCCGGCATCACAACCGGCGTCACTACCGATTCATCGACACGGCTTTATCAGGCCATCGGCTTCGAGCCTGTCGGGATCGCTTTCAACATGGAGGGCAGCAATGTGCACAGGACTTGAAATGCTGATGGTCGCATCGTCCGCAGTCTCGGCGATCGGCGCGCTACAGCAAGGGCAGCAGCAAAAGGAATATGCCAACTATCAGGCGGCACAGACCGAAGCGGATGCGCGGGCCGAGCGCGACGCGGCCGAGGTTCATGCCGACAAGATCAGGAAGGCGGCACGGCTGCAAGCCAGCGAGGCGCGGGCGGCGATGGCCGGCTCCGGCGTCGATGTCGGTGCAGGCACGGCGGTCGACATCAACTCCAGCATCTACAAGAACGCCGAAGAGGATGCCTGGAGCGCGATCCTCGGCGGCAAGAACAAGGCCGCGTCGATGGATGCCCAGGCGCAAGGGATGCGAATCTCCGGCGACAACGCCGAGACCGCCAGCTACTTCAGCGCAGCCGGCTCTGCGCTCAGTGGTGCGGTGCAGATTGGTAAGGGCTGGAAGGCTTCCGCATCGGGAGCCAAGACATCATGAGAATCCCTGTCGGTAATTTCGGATTCCAGACGGCCCCGACCTCGCGCACGCAGGTCGACATCGGCGGCGTCGATGCCATTGGGCGCGGCATGCAGCAGCTCGGCAATATCGGCATGCAGGCATCGGCCGACCTGATGGCCGAGAAGCGGCGCGAGGATGAAGCGCTGGCGCGAGCCAAGGCATCGAATGCGCTGCTCGACCACGAGATACAGGTCAAGACGCTGGCGACCGACATCGAGAGCAAGCTGACCGACCGCTCGCTGTCCTACAGTGACGCGCCGGCCGCGTTCAAGGCCGGCTATGCCACCATCGAAAAGCCGAAGGTCGAAGGCCTCGATCCGGCAACGCTGGAGACCTTCGACAAGGGCATGAAGCGCACCGAGTTCTCCGGCTTCTCCCATGTGCAGCAGTCCTCCGAGAAGGCCAAGCGCGCCGACTTCAAGGGGCAGGCCGACATCGCCCTCGACAAGCTCGGCAAGCTGGCCGGCATGCCTGGCGGTGACATCGAGAAGATCAACACGCAAGCCGACACGCTCGACCCCCTGGGGCGCGTCGCCTACGGTGCGAACTGGGACAAGGCGAAGCAGGACTTCAAGGATCGCAACTGGCTGAACCATGCGACGCAGCGAGCGATGGAGTCGAAAGACAGTCTTGAGGCCATCGGCCAGCTCGAACAAGACCTGACGGCAGCCGACGGCTTCTATGCCGGCAAGCTCGACACCGACAAGCGCAACGCTGTCCTGCGCTCCGTGATCAACGACCGGCTGCGCATCGAGAACAAAATCCAGCACAACGCCGACCGGATGGAGGCCAAGGCCGAGAAGACCATCAACGAGATCGACCGGCAGATCGCCAGCGGGATACCGGCAAGCGCCGACATGTGGGCAGCCTGGGGCAGCAAGATCAAGGGCACGGCATTCGAGGCCGACTTCAAGCAGCGCCTTACCGATGAGGCCGAAGTGCAGGACGTGCTGCGCCTGCCCATCGAGCAGCAGCGCGCCTTCGTGCAGAAGAAGGAAGCGGCCCTGCTCAACGGCGGCGGATCGGTGCGCGACAAGGCCAACACTGACCGCCTGAAGTCGGCCGTCGATGCGAACCTGAAGCAGCTCCAGGAGTCGCCCCTGCTGTTCGCCCAGAACCGCACCGGCCAGCCAGTGCAACCGCTCGACATTGCAGCGCTGGCGCAACCAGGAGGCGGCGACGCCGTGCGGGAGAACCTGCGCGATCGCGTCGCCAGCATCACGGCCCTGCAAAAGCAGTACGGCGCCCAGGTGCAGATGAAGCCATTCCTCCCGCAGGAGTCGCAATTCATCACCAGCGCACTGAACCAGGCGAACCCGAAGCAGCAGGTCGAGCTGTTCGGCACGCTGCGCATGGCCTTCGGCGACGACACGGCCTACATGGCAGCCATGCAGCAGATCGCCCCGGATTCCCCCGTCAAGGCGCTGGCCGGCATGCTGATGGCGAAGCAGCGCAAGATCACCCTGGAGAAGAACTGGATCGCCGACGACGTGACATCCAACAGCGGCGACGTGGCGACGACGGTGCTCGAAGGCGAGAACCTGATCAACAAGACCAAGGGCCAGAAGTCGGAAGACGGCAAGCCCCTGCGCAGCCTCTACATTCCACCGATCAAGGACTTCGAGAACGAGTTCGCCAAGTACGTCGGCGATGCCTTCGCCAGCCGGCCGGGCGCTCTCGATGTCGCCGTGCAGTCGGCCTATGCCTACTACGTCGGCAAGTCGTCCAAGACCGGGCGCCTCAACACCGACGCCAAGGACATCGACGGCAAGCTGCTTAACGAGGCGCTGACGGCTACGCTCGGCGCTCCGGTAGCCTACGGCAGCGGCGGCACCGTGTTCGCGCCCTGGGGTATGGATAAGGGCACCTTCAAGGACAAGGTGCGCGAATCCTTCAATGCCGAGGTCAAGGCGCGCGGCATGCCAGACAGCACGAAAGACCAGCTCCCGGCGCTCGGCCTGCGCAACCTCGGCGACGGCAGCTACTACGTCACCCAGGGCAGAAACTTCCTCTATGACGGCAAGGGCCAGCCGGTAACGATCAAGGTGCAGCCATGAGCGTGTTCGACCTCGACCAGAAGGGGCAGCAGACGCTTGCCGACGAGGCCCGGCTGAATCCGCTCGATGCGTCCCAGGTGCAGCCGTCGGCCTTCACTGGCGTCGGGACTGGCATCGGCATGGGCCTGATGAAGGGCGGCGCTCGCGTCGGGCAATTTGTCGGTATGGCCGGCGCGACTGTCCCGATGGCGATCGACAAGCTGGTCGGCGACGACAATCTCAGCGGCAAGTCGCTGACCGATGGCTACTTCGAGGGACTGGATGCGAGCGTCAATCGTGCGGCCGACTACTGGACACCCGGCCATGCGGAAGTCGGCAAGGCGGGCCAGATACTCGGCGGCTTGTCCGAGATCGTCCTGCCGATGCTGGCAGGCGGCGGCAACCCGGCAGCGACTGCGACGATGGTCGCCGGATCGCAGACGGCCGGCACCGGCACCGACCTGGTGAAGCAAGGCGTCGATGGCAACACGGCCGGCACCGTCGCAGCGATTCAGGGCGTCGCGGCCTATGCCGGCTTCAAGATTCCATTCCTCGGCAACTCGCTGGCCTCGCGCATGGGCAGCGGAGTCGCGGGCAACCTGGTGACGAATGCCGGCGGCGCAGCCGTGCAAAGCAAGGTGCTCGAAGGTGACGGGTACAAGGATCAGGCGAAGCAGTTCGATCCGCTCAACCTCGAAGCCCGCGCAATCGACGTGCTGACCGGCCTGGTCTTCGGCGGCTTCGCGCACTGGTCAGCCGGGCGCACCGGGCAGCCGATCAAGCCGTCGGACGCCGATGCCGTGCTGACCGCCAGCAACGCCAAGCACTTCCAGCACGACACGGCACCCGGCACGCCGGCCAATGCAGGAGCCAGCGCAGCGCATCAGTCAGCGCTGGAGACCGCCATCGAGCAGATGATGCGCGGCGAGCGCGTGAATGTCTCCGACTCGATCACGGCTGCCGAATTCGTCAGGAAGCCCGAGTCGCCGATCGCGTCGGCCATCCGCGAGGCCTACGGCATAGAGGCCCCGACGGCCCCCGTCAGCGGCGTGCGCGGCATCCGCAACAACAACCCGGGAAACATCGAGATCGGCGGGCAAGTGTGGCAAGGGCAGGTCGCCGGCAACGATGCGCGCTTCGCGACCTTCGAGACGCCCGAGGCCGGCATTCGCGCCCTGGCGAAGAACCTGATCACCTACCAGGACAAGCACGGCCTGAACACGGTCGAGGGCATCATCAACCGATGGGCGCCAGCGAAGGAGAACCAGACCAGCGCTTATGTGGCTGCCGTCGCCAAGGAGCTCGGCGTCGCGCCTGGCGATGGGCTCAATGTCCGTGATCCGGCGACGCTCTCCAAGCTGACGACGGCCATCATCCGGCACGAGAACGGCGGGCAGCCTTACGATGCCGCGACCATTGACACCGGCGTCAAGGCGGCGATCTCTGGCGTGCTGCCGCGCAAGCCGGATGCAATGCTGGCCGAAATGCCCAGGGCGAAGGCGCTCCCCGAGCTGGATCGCAAGATCGAATCCAGTCTGGCCGGCAAGATCGCCAGCGACTACCCGGGCTCCGTCGCCGAATACAACGCGCTGCCGGACGCAATGGGCGGCAAGGTGCTCAACGTCGACACGGCCCGCGAGCTGTCGCCCGACTACGCAACCAGCAAGGAATCCCGCGCGCTGCTCTCAGCGGCCGTGCATGAGCCGGCGAGCTACTTCATCAAGCAGGTCTATGCCGACCGTCTCGCCGAAATGCCGCCGAATAGCACGGTGATGTTCACGTCAGGCGGCACTGGCGCCGGCAAGTCGACGGCCATTACCAACGTGCCTTCTGCTGCTCAGGCGATGGATGCCGCACACATCGTCTACGACACGAACATGAACGGCTTAGAGTCGGCGCAGAAGAAGATCGAGCAGGCGCTTGCCGCTGGCGCGAAGGTCGACATCTGGCACGTTCAGCGCGATCCGGTCGATGCCCTGGTGAATGGGGCTCTGCCGCGAGCCGCACGCTATGGCCGAGCCGTTCCGCTGGATGCCCACGAAGCGACACATGTCGGATCAGCACAGACCGTCGTGCAGCTCGCCGAGCTCTATCAAAACGACCCCCGCGTCAGCATTCGCATCCTCGACAACACCCGAGGCAAAGGCAACGCTGGAGAGGCGAATATTGAGTTCATTAAGACATTCGACTACAATGGGCTCAGAGAGAGGTTAGTTTCAGCTCTCGACAAGGAGTATCAGAATGAACGCATCAACGATGCAATCTACCGTGGCACCCTCGGTGCAACTGATGCCGGACGGCAGGACAGTAGCGCAAGCCTGGCAGGACAGCGACCGCAAGGAATGGCGGATGGGCTACCCCTACGCCAGCGAAGCCGAGATTCAAATGCTGATGGACGCGGAGAGCAAGAACGGCTACCCGCCCAAGAACCTCCAGCACGCCAAGGAAATTCTCGGCAAGGCTTAAACGCCAAAGCGTTCCCCGTCCGAGGGAACGAATCGACCGCCGTCACCGAGCGCGGCGGCACCATCACAACGCAGTTCGTCGTCGTCGAGGCAGATCGCCTCGTCACGTCGCACGACAACTCCCTCAAGCCGAATGCCGACTTCCCGCGCGAGCTGCAACCGCGCGACCGGGCGCGTGCCGCCTCCGAGGCGCAGATCACCAAGATCGAGAACGGCATCAATCCCGAGCTGCTGGCAGAATCGCCGAAGGCTTCCGACGGCGCTCCGATCATCGGCACCGATAAGGTCGTCGAGTCAGGCAACGCCCGCACCATTGCCCTGCGTCGCGCTTACGAGTCCGGCAAGGCAGACGCCTATCGGCAGTGGCTGATCGACAACGCCGAGCGCTTCGGCATCGATGCGGCCAAGGTGGCGAAGCTCAAGCGCCCGGTGCTGGCGCGTGTCGGCCTGGGGGAATACGACCGCGCCGAGTTCGCGCGTCAGGCCAACGAGTCGGCCGTCGCTCAGATGTCCGTCACCGAGACCGCGAAGGCTGACGCGGCACGCATGCCCGACCTGATGGGCCTGATCACCAACGAAGACGGCACCATCAACCCGACGCAATCGCAGCCGTTCATTCGCTCGTTCATTGCCAACGTGGTCAGCTCGTCGGAGCACGGCGCGATGATGGCGGCGGATGGCGCGCTGTCGCAGCAGGGCCTTCAGCGCATTCGCAATGCCGTCTTCGCCAAGGCGTACGGCGATCCCGAGATCGTCGCCATGATGGCCGAGAGCACCGACGCCAACGTCAAGAACATCCTGGCCGGAATGCTGCGCGCGGCCCCTGGCGTCGCCCGTCTTAAAGACCTGATCGAGGCCGGCGCCCGGCATCCGATAGACATCACTGGCGACCTGGTGCAAGCCGTCCGGCAGTTCTCGAAGATCAGGGCCGAAGGCATGACGGTCGATCAGTTCCTGGCGCAGCAGTCGCTCTTCGATGCCGGCGTCACGCCCGAGGTCAATAACCTGATGATCGGCCTCCAGGAGAATGCCCGGGCACCGAAGCGCGTCGCCGAAATGATCGGCCGCGTGGTCGATTCCGTCGATCAGCTTGGCGACCCGAGGCAGGCCGGCATGTTCGACAGCATGCCGCAGCCGAAGCCGCAAGACCTGATCGCCGATGCCATCGAGACATTGCGCGCCCAGGGCGAAGCCAAGCAGAGCGGCGATCTGTTCAAGTCGCCCGAGTTCGATGCGGCCAGGCAGGTCGCCGAGCAATCGCCCGACATGCGGGTCGTGCTCGAAGACGGCAGCGAAGTCTCGGTGCGCGAGGCAATGGATCGAGCCCGCGCCGATCTCGAACAATCCGACGTGGACGTGAAGGCATTCGATGCCGCCGTCACCTGCTACTTGAGGAACCTCACATGAAGCCCCAGTGCATAGACGCAGTGAATAGCGCGGTCGGCCGCGAGCTGAACGAAGCCGAGCTGAAGGGAGTCGAGGAACGCATCACCCGGCACTTGCGCCAGAACGCAGCGCGCGATCCGCAGGCAACGCTCGCCATGACACCCGAGCAGCGCTTCGTCGAGGCAGCGAAAACAGCCTCTGAAGAGTTCCAGGCCGAGCAGGCGAAGAAGGCGCAGCGCGTCGCCCTGCAAGTGATGGCGAACGCCAAGATCGAGCAGCACCTGTCCCAGTTCGGCGGCGACAAGCTCGACGGGCTGGCGCGCGTGGTTGCCTTCCATGCCGACGGGAAAGGAAACTTTCTGTCCGTCGAGAGCCAGGCCAAGGCCATCGAGCGCGACTCGCTGCGCCAGATGATCGGCACGATGGAGGCCACCAATCCGAAGTTCTTCGGCCTGTTCGAGAACAAGGACGGCGTGCGCGCCCTGGTGAAGGAGCTCTTCGGCGAGGACTCCGGCGTCAAGGAGGCCAAGGACGGCGCTGCCCAGTTCAAGGCCGTGGCCGAGGCCCTGCGCCAGCGCTTCAACCGTGGCGGCGGGGAAGTCGGCCAGCTCGAAGACTGGGGCATGCCGCACCATCATTCGCAGCTCAATGTCGCCAAGGCGGGGCGCGAGCAGTGGATTGCCGACATCCTGCCGAGGCTCGACCGCAGCCGCTACACCGGGCCGGACGGCGCCCGCATGACGGATCAGGAGCTGGATGTCTTCCTGACGCATGCCTGGGAGACGATCGCTACCGGCGGCGTGAACAAGATCGAGCCGGGCCGACCAAACGGCAGCGGCATGCGCGCGAACCGTGGCAACGAAGGCCGGCAGATTCACTTCAAGGATGCCGACAGCTATCTCGGCTATCAGGAAAAGTACGGCGATCACACGCCTTACGAAGTGATGGTCGGCCATATCTCCGGTGTCTCCAAGGACATCGCCCTGGTCGAGACCCTGGGCCCGAATCCCGACCATGCCTTCCGGATGTTCCGCGACATCGGCATGAAGGAAGCGACGCTCGCCGATCCGGCCAAGGCCGGCAAGGTGCAGAAGCAGATCGTCGGCCTCGAAAACCTCTACAACCTGACCGCCGGCAAGACGCTGCCGGTCGCCTCCGAGCACCTGGCGAAATCCTTCGACACCCTGCGCTCGTGGCTGGTGGCCTCGCGCCTCGGCTCGGCGGTGATCTCGTCGCTGTCGGACGAGGCGACGCTGTACCTGACCGCGCACGTCAATAACCTGCCCGAGCTGCGCGTCTTCGCGAACGAGCTGTCGGCCATGAACCCGGCGAACCAGATGGAAAAGCGCATGGCGCTGCGTGCCGGCCTCGCCATGAATACGATGATCTCGTCGCTGAACCGCTTCGGCCAGGACGGGCTAGGCGCTTCGTTCTCGTCGAAGCTGGCCTCGTCGGTGCTGCGCGCCTCTGGCCTGAATGCCCTGACGGAAGCCCGCAAGCGTGCCTTCGGCGTGACGATGATGTCGAGCCTCGGCCAGATCACGAAGGACTTCGACAACCTCGGCAAGCTGGACAAGGCCGATCATCGCATCCTGCTCTCGAAGGGCATCACCGAGACCGAGTTCGCCGTCTGGCGCAAGGCAGCGCTCGAAGACTGGGGCGGCGGCAATAGCACGATGCTGACGCCGGAGTCGATCTACCGCATCCCTGACGAGGCGCTGAAGGGGCTGGCCGACGATCTGTTCCCGAATATGCCGGTCGATGCCCGCACCCTGAAGGAACGCGCTGCGACCAAGCTGCTCGGCGTGGTGCTCGAAGAGACCGACGTAGCCGTGATCGAGCCCGGCGTCAAAGAGCGTGCGCTGATGCTGTCGAATCTCCAGCGCGGCACCTGGAAGGGGGAATTATCCCGTTCGTTCTTCCTGTTCAAGTCCTTCCCCATTGCCATGCTGACGCGACACTGGATGCGCGGCATGAACATGGAGACCTCGGGCGGCAAAGCAGCCTATATCGCCTCGCTGATGGCCGGCACGACGATGCTCGGCGCGGCGGCGCTACAGATCAACGAAGTGCTGTCCGGTCGCGATCCGCGCAACATGAACCCGGCCGAGAAGGGCGGCGTGCGCAACTGGATTCAGGCCATGATGAAGGGCGGATCGCTCGGCATCTATGGCGACTTCCTGTTCTCCGAATCGACGCAGCACGGCCAGAGCCCGGTCGCATCTGTCATGGGGCCGGTCATCGGCATGGGCGAGGACTTGTTCAATCTGACGCAAGGCAACCTGGTGCAGCTCGCCCAGGGCAAGAAAACGCATGCCGGCGCCGAGCTGGTGAAGTTCGCCAAGAGCAACATGCCCGGCGCAAACCTTTGGTACACGAAGGCCGCGCTCGATCACATGGTCTTCCATCAGCTTCAGGAGTATTTTTCGCCGGGCTATCTGGCGACGATGCGCTCGCGGGCTTATCGCGAATTCGGACAGCAGTATTGGTGGGAACCCGGCCAGGTGGCGCCAGATCGCGCGCCGAACCCGGTCGCAGCCGTAGGGGGGCGATGATGAGACAGGACCAATTCGAGAAGCTGCAAGCGCTGTCGGAGAAGCTGACCGATGTCGTGATCGACGAGGCCGATCCGGATAACTGGCCGGGCTCGGGATGGAAGCCGGTCGAGCTGACCAAGGAGCAGCGCGGCGACCGCTACTGGTCGAAGAAGAACGCCGTCGCTACCCTGTCGCTGATCGGGCGCATCTACCAGCTCACCGACGCGATCCGCATGGCGAGCAATTCAGGCACCGGCGGCGCGGCCGTCACCGACAGCGAAGACGAGCTCGACGCCGAAGTCGCAGCCGCCGAGAAGGAAGCAACCAAGCTGCTCGACGAGCTGCAACGCAAAACCCGAAAAGCCGAGTTCGATAAGCGCGTACATGGCAAACCGTCGTGATGTCTCGTTTCTTACGTTCTTCCTGATCTGGGCGAAGCTGCAAGGCTGGACAGTCCCGCTCCTGCACGTTCGCATCTGTCAGTGGCTCGATACCTGCTCCGATCGCGTGCGGGTGCTGATGGTCTTCCGTGGTGCGGCGAAGTCGACGCTCTATGCGATCTATAAGGCCTATAAGCTCTACCGTGCCCGGACGCATCGCTCGCTGATCTACGCGGCCGACGACAAGCTCGCCGGCAAGCTGACCCGCGACACCCTGGCCGTGCTGCGCCGGCATCCGCTGTGCGTCGGCATGCTGCCGCCAAGCCCCGGCGCGCTGTCCTTCTGGGTCAATGGCTCAACCGATGCGCGGAACCCGAGCATGGAGGCCGTCGGCGTCAATTCCAACGCGACCGGATCGCGCGCCGATGATGCCGACTTCGACGACATCGAGATTCCGAAGAACATCAAGACGCCAGAAGCCCGGATGAACCTGCGGCAGAAGATCGAGGAATCGACGCACATCCTCGTGCCAGGCTGGCAGAAGACCTTCGTCGGCACGCCGCACACGCACGACAGCATCTATACCGAGCAGATCGAGGGGGGCGCGGCCGTGCTGAAAATCCCGCTGTTTGAACACGTCCGGCGCTACACCGACACCAGCACGCGGAAGCGCTACCGCTTCGACTTCACGCCCGGGGCCGATGGCCTCTATGTGATGGCCGGCATCTACAAGTTCGCGCGCATGCTGGTCGAGGGCAAGGACTTCCGCGTCGAGGGCGACGAGATCGTTTTCGACAAGCCGCCCGGCGTGGTGCTGGACATCTGCGCCGTCTGCGCCTGGCCGGAGCGCTTCACTCGCGAGGAAGTCGCCCTCAAGCGCCAGGAGACGCGCACGCTCAATGCCTGGGATTCACAGTACCAGCTCGAAGCCAAGCCGGTCAGCGAAGTGCGGCTCGATCCGGCGCGCATCATTCCCTACGACTGCCAGCCGATCATCCGCCGGGCGAACAACGAAGTCGGCATGTGGCTCGGCGCGACCCGGATCGTCGGCGCGGCCGCGTACTGGGATTGCTCCCTGGGCAAGGTCAAGTCGGACGCCTCGGCCTTCACGCTGCTGCTGACCGACGAGCGCGGGCAGCTCTACTGGCACGCGGCCGAAGGCCTGACCGGCGAGCTGGACGAGCAATGCAAGCGCATCCGCGAGCTGGTGATCAAGCTCCAGATTCCGCGCGTTACCGTCGAGACCAACGGCCCGGGCGGCTTCGTGCCGGCGATCTTGCGCAAACACCTGGCCGGGACGGGCTGCGCCGTGGCCGAGCAGTTCTCGGTCTCCAACAAGCAGGCCCGCATCCTCGATGCCTTCGAGCCGGCGCTGTCGTCGCGCTTCCTGTGGGCGCATGTAGACGTGCTGGAGGGGCCGGTCTGGGATCAGATGAAGGATTTCAACCCGGCTCTGCGCGACCAGCCGGACGACTACCTCGACAGCGGGGCCGGGGCCATCGCCTCGACGCCTGTCCGGATCGGAAAGATAGTCGGGAATCCGACCGCTGCCATGCGCGAAGATTGGCGCCCAAGTGGTGGCGTCCATGAAGTGACGCTGGAGTTCTAGCGTCGGCGTCCGGCCGGCGCTCAACGAGCGCGAGGTCGGCATGTCAGTCACAGCACAAACCCCTTATAACGGCTACACGGCCAACGGTGCGACGACCGTCTTCCCGTATGGCTTTCTTCTGCTCGATACCGACGACCTGACTGTCACCGTCGATGGCGTCGAGAAAGCCCTGACGACCGACTACACGGTCTCGGGCCTCAACAACCCGAGCGGTGGCAATGTTACCTTCCTGGTGGCACCGGCCGACACCACGAAGGTGCTGCTCTCCCGGCTGCTGACAATCCAGCGCCTGACCGACTACCAGGACAACGGCGACCTGTTCGCCGCGACCATCAACCAAGACCTTGACCGCCTCTGGCTGGCGCTCCAGCAGCTCCAGCAGAATGACATCCGCGCGCTGAAGTTGCCTTATGACACGTCGACGGATCAGGTTCTCACGCAGGACGCCGCAGCGCGGGCGAACAAGGGCATTCGGTTTGATGCGTCCGGAAACATGATCATCAGCACCTACGACCCAGATGGTGCGCAAGCATCGGCCGCAGCCTCTGCAAGTGCCGCTTCTTCCAGCGCCAGCAGCGCCAGCGGATCGGCAAGCTCGGCCTCGGCAAGCGCTTCGACGGCCACGACTCAGGCAGGCATTGCGACTACGCAAGCCGCGAATGCTGCCGCCAGCGCCGCTTCTGTCGGCTTCACGCTGACGAGCACGAGCACGTTCCAGAACAAGACCATGACGGCCGCTGGCGGGAATTCCGTTGAGGCGACTAGCGGGCCGGGCGCTTCTCAGTTCTCGCTACGCAACAAGATAATCAACGGCGGCATGCAGATCATTCAGCGCGGCGCTGTCGCGTTGAGCGCCACGGCCAACACAACCTATTGCGCCGACCGAATCACGGTGCAGGCCGCTGGCGGTACTGGCCTCGCGGGAAATGGCGCGAACGCTACCAGCGGCGGGAATACTCGATCTGGCTACATTGCCGGCGCGATGGCCTGCAACTGGACAAACGCCACGATGAAGGTTCAGACGCGCCTGGAAGACGTGAATGTCATCGCGCTGAACAGCAAGACCGTCACGGTTTCAGGAAGGCTCTACCACGACATCGGAAGTTCCCGCACCTGTCAGGTTGTGATCCAGAAGGCCAACAGCGCGAATAATTTCTCTGGCGTGACAACCCTCGGAACGAGCGCAACCTTCGCGGCTGCGAGCGGTGCCTATACCTCCTTCAGCTACACGCTTGCACTCGGCGGATCGGATGCCACGAACGGCCTACTAATCAGCGTCGAGGACACGGCGACATCGACGGCGACCGGAAAGACCTTTGCCGTCGGTGACTTTCAACTTGAGGAAGGAGCGACCGCTACGCCGTTTGAAGTTCGGCCTGTTGGTATCGAGCTTCCATTGTGCCAGCGATATTACGAGACCTCCACGCGCTCGCTTTGGAGCGGGCAGACCACCAGCGGAAATCCATATTACCTATCAATTCCGTTCAAGGCGGTGAAGCGTATCGCACCAACAGGCGCAACAGTAGCGAGTGCTGGCGCCGCAGGTTTCCCCGCAACAGCATCGACATTCAACACCGGAAACGCATGGGCCTTCGAGCTGACAAGAACGGCCAATGCGACGACAGCAAGCGGAATTTTTGCCGACAGTTGGTCGGTGGATGTGGAGCTATAAATGAACTGGAAATTCACAAACCAAGGCAAGCAGGTCGCGTTCCGCACGCTCGAAGACGGTCGCATACAGTCTGTTCTAGCGTCATCTTTGCCGGATGATGAGATCATCGAGTCTGCCGATCCAGAACCGATTCCGTCCGTCGTCACCATGCGCCAGGCCCGTCTTGCCCTGCTGCAAACCGGCATGCTCGCGCAGGTCAATGCCGCCGTGGCGGCTGCCGACGAGGCGACGAAGATCACCTGGGAATTCTCCAGCGAAGTGCAGCGAAATAATGCACTTGTCGCGACGCTGGCCGCTGCGCTCAGTCTGACCGACCAGCAGCTCGACAACCTCTTCGCCCTGGCGGCAACGCTATGAGCGTCAAGGTCGGATTCGCTTACGGTCGCAAGCCGTCTTCGACGCTGACGAAGCTCTTCACCGGCTCGACCTGCTATCACGTCTTCTTCGTCGATGAGGGCGCCGGCCGCCTATACGACATGAACCTGCTGCGCCGTCGCCGGCTGTGGCCGCACTATCCGCCCGAGCGCGTGATCCTGGCCGACTGCCCGGTCGACGTGCCTGCCGATTACATGGAACACATGCTCGACATCGACGAGGCGACCTACGGCTGGCGCGACTATCTGCTGTTCGCGCTGCGTCCGCTCTATCACCTGGTCGGCAAAAGCACGCGCAACGTCGGCGGCGTGATCTGCTCTGAAATGGTCGCCAATGACCTGATCGCCCTCGGCTGGCGTGTGCGCTTCCCAGAAGTGCCAAGCCCGGCCGATCTTGAAATCGCAATCCTCGGAAGGAAGGACGCCATCAATGGCTGAAAAGTGCAACGCTTTTAACCAGGGCGAATGCCCCCAGGCCGAGCAGGCCGCCGATCATGCTGTGCGGAAGGTGTTCGCCATTTTGGGCGTCGACATCGACAAGCCTGAATCCGTCGAGGAATTCCGCGAAGACCTGCGCTTCGGCAAGAAGCTGCGCCGGGTGGCAGATCATTCCCTGCTCGCTCTGTTCGGCGTCGTCATGGCTGGCCTTGCTGCTGCCGTATGGGCCGGCATCGTTCAGAACATCACGAAGGGGCATTGACATGCTGACAATCCTTTCCTTCCTCGGTGGCAACGCCTTCCGGCTGATCTTCGGCGAGATCATGGCCTTCATCAACAAGAAGCAGGATCACGCGCTGGAGATCGAGCGCATGAAGATGCAGGGCCAGCTCGACGCCGAGCAGCATGCACGGCACCAGGAGGCCATCAGGACGCAGGCCGAGCTGGGCGTCAAGGTCATCCAGGTACAGCGCGACGCCGATCTCGACCGGATCGACGCGAGCGCCTGGGCCGAAGCCGTCGCTTCCGTCGGCAAGCAGACCGGCATCAAGTTCCTCGACATCTGGAACGGCAGCATCCGGCCGCTGCTGGCGACGCTGGCGATCCTGGTCGTGGTGTTCGAGATCATGCGCAACGGCTTCGTGCTGTCCGACTGGGACAAGGAGCTGGTCGGCGCGATCCTGGGCATCTATGTGGCAGACCGCAGCCTGTCGCGTCGCGGCAAATGAGCGCCATTGAGGTCGCCGCAGCGCTGGCCCGTCGCTTCGAGGGCTTCTATTCCGCCCCGTATCTCTGCCCGGCTGGCGTCGCGACGATTGGCTATGGCTGCACTCGCTACGAGGACGGAACCGCCGTCACCCTGCACGACGCCCCGATCACCCGCGAGCGCGCCGAGCAGCTTCTTCTGTGGGAAGTGCAAACCGTCTGCCTGCCTGCCGTGCTGAAACTCTGTCCGGCCGTCGATAACGCGAACCGGCTGGCTGCGCTGATCGACTTCACCTTCAACCTGGGAAGCGGGCGCCTGCGCATCAGCACGCTACGCCAGCGGGTCAATGCCGGTCGATGGGAGGATGTCCCGACCGAGCTGCGCAAATGGGTCAAGGGCGGCGGCAGGGTGCTTTCTGGCCTGGTAAAGCGGCGCGAAGCTGAGGCGGTGCTGATATGAGATCGGGCATCCTGCGCTGCTACATCAGCACGCTCAAGCTGCGGGCGAATGCCCCATTCCCGAGCGAGATCGCGCGCAGACAGCGGTACGCCATGAAGCTGCTGCGGTCAGTCCATCTTAGACGTGTCTAACATGGCGTCTAACAAAGCAAAGAAAAAGGCCACCTTACGGTGGCCTAACTCTTTGTTTTTATGGCTCCCCGACCTGGGCTCGAACCAGGGACCTACGGATTAACAGTCGGTCTGTCGCAAGTGCCTTAGAACGAGGCGCATCATACATAAAAACGATCGACCTGTCTAAGATGAAACCCGCTTTTTGCTGAAATTCCGAACGAAGCCACGCGGGTTTCGGGTCGATCTTAGACAGCCATTTCGACCATATTGGGCGCTGCCGTCTCTCTCCAGCGCTGCTTGATATACATCTCGGTCGTGGTCTTGTCCTCGTGGCCGCAGAGCAGTTGAATCTCTTCGATGGGGATTCCGGCCAGCCACATGTCGGTGGCGCCCTTGCCCTTCAGATCACGAAAGCCGAAGGACGGGATCGGCTCGATGCCCTGCTTCTTGCGCTCGACGTTGGCCTTCTTGATGGCGCGCTTCAGCATGGCGCTGATGCCGTCATAGGTGTAGGGCTTGCCGGCGAACTCGCCACGGCTGGCGCAGATCAATCGGCGTCCGATCTTGGGAACCTCGCCGACCAAACGACGCAGCAGGGCATCCAGATCGGGCGACAGCGCAATATCAACGACGCGCCCAGTCGTACCCCTGACCTTTGCCTGCTCGACGCGCAGGATGCGCTTGCCGTCCTTCGTTGCCAGATTGGCGACCGTCCAGTCGAGGATGTCGCTCTCGGGGCGCTGGAGCGTGCGATAGGTCAGCTCCATCATGGCCTGCACCTGGGCGGGTGCCTGGGCGAACACGTCGCGATATTCGTCATGCGTGACGTAGCGCTCGCGCTTCCGCTCCGGGTTGCGCTTGATGCCGCTGGCGCGAAGGCAGGGATTGATCACCAGGCCGTCGACATGGCCGGAGCGGATAAGCCACGACATGCACGACGATAAGCACGCCTTCTGCCGGTTCGCTCGAACGGGATGCCCGGCTGCTGCGCCGATGGCGAGATAGTCCTGCACATGGTTCGGCTCGATGTCGGTCGGCAGCATCGGCGGGGCGAAGTAGAGCTTCAGCGGCTCGATGTCGGTCTTGTAGTCTTCGACGGTACGATCTGACAGAGTGCCGGCCTTGGCGCGCTGCTCGCAATCGACGACGAACAGGTCGAGCCAGTAGGCGACCGTACCGTAGATGCCTTGGGTATCGTTGTAGAGCCGGGCGCGCTCGTTGGCCTTGCCCAGATCGGTGCCGAGCTTTTCCCATCGGCCATCGCGGTGGACGTAGTGGAAGGCGCCATGCTTGGCATAGACGCGGGGCTCCAGCCCGAGGGGATTGTTCTTGCGACGGCCAGCCATAGAGCGGGCCATCTTACGCCGCCCGGGCGAACGACGCTATCAGGCCCGTCCGGTTCGGCTCGCGCTTGGGTTTTGCTGCCGGCTTGGCGCTCGGGTTCATCACTTCCTCGACGTGGGAGCGCAGCACCAGGGGCGCGCCGTTCGGCTTGGTGCGCACGGTCAGGCCCTGCTCGCGCATGTACCTGATCTGCGCGGCCGACTGCTTGAGCGGTTCGCAGAGGTCGTCGACTTCGGCTTGGGATAGCCAGGGGGTCATCATCCGATCCGCTTGAACTCGACGACCCAGACCCAAGGATTTTCATGCCAAGACAGCTCACCATTGATCGACTGCCAGAGGCGGCAGAAGGAATCGCGAGCGTCTGGCGCCGGATTATCGCATCCGCACGGTTCTGGATTTCCGCAATTCAGACACCCGCCGTCGATGATGCCCTCGGCGCGTGAGTCTGCTTCGCTGATGTTCTGCAACTTCTGGACACGAACGCTGATGATCTCCAGCATGATGCGCGATGCCCATCTTGGCATGTGGATGGAGGGCTTCGGGCGAGTGAAGTCGCCATGATCAGGATTCCCGTCTGCCCAATACCAAACGGGAGCGCCCACATCATCCTTGGTGCAGTCGTGCGTGTAGGAGAATCCCTCGCGGACATAGAGTAGGTCTCTCGGCTGCCCGTATGGACACGGCAAGAATGACAGGCGACCATCTTCATCGAAACTGACTGCCTCTGTCTTTTTGACGATACGCCGCGTCTGCGTCTTTGTGCCGGCGAGGATGGCGCGCACCATCGGCGCGCTGAATAGGATCGGACGTTCTTTCATGTCGCCGTCTCGCCAGCGCCGGCTTCCTGCTCGATGTCTTCGGCCCACTCGTGCGCGACGAGGCCGGCGCCGACCAGTTCGCGGCCGTGCTGCACCATGCGCCCGTCGAAGCCGCCGAAGTAATCCATCGCCGTGCCGAGCGTGATCATTTCGCCGGACAGGGCTCGAAGGCGAGCGACGATCTCGACCTGCGTCATGCTGATGCCCTCGTCCGGTAAGTGAGAATGTCGCGAGCCGTCCAGACCGAGCAGGCGTACAGGTCTGCGATCACCTGATACGAGCAGCGCAGCCGCGCATGGTCTTGTCGCATGCGGCGCACCTGGTCGTCGCTCAACTTCGCTCGCTGGTGGCACTCTCCGACGCGGTGCCCGGTGTGGTTTCGCTTCATGGTCAGAACGGCATGCTGTCGTCTGGATCGCCGTAGCCCCCGGCCTGCGAACTCGGCGCCTGTTTTTGTGCAGGCTTGCTTGCATTATTCCCGCTGCCTTCTTCTTTCGGCTCGAACATGCTGATCATGATCTGATCGCGGCCGTCCTCAACCGGCACGCCGGCCGGGTTGAAGGTGCGGTCGATCAGAATCACCTTGCCGCCGTCCTTGGTCTGGACGACGCTGCCGATGTTCTTCCAGCGCTTTTTCTCGTCGCCGCTCTTGTTGGTGTAGCTGCCGACAGCGACGGCCAGATCGTAGAGTTTCGCCATGTCAGGCAGCCTTCAGCAGATCGTCGGCCTGCTGCTCTTCGGTCGGCTCGATCAGCGACAGCTCGACATCGGTCTGGATCATTTCGCACAGCCGGCCGAGTGCCTTGGCTTCGGGATGCGCGATCACGCGGAAGGCGACGACGACGGTGCCGCCGTCCTGGCAATCGAAGCGGAACTGATCGACCTGGCACGTCGCCAGATGGATGTCTTCCTTGCCGCTGATGCCGTAATGCACGACGACCTCATAGCCGGAGAAGTCCTTGCCCCACTTCACCGGGCCCATGAGCGGGAACTTGAGCGCCGGCAGATGGCCGGGCTCGTTGAGCAGCTCGGTCTGGCCGGAGCCGTCCTGCTTCTTGTAGAGCGAGAACTTGAGCGACGGATCGAACTCGGACAGAACATCGTTGCTGACCTTGATCTCGAACTTGAGATCGGCAGCCATCACCTTGTCGGTGCCGTGAATCTCTGCTCGCGGATTGACGCTCGTGAGCTTGGCGTTTTGTTTTTCGAGGCTGAACATGTAAGGATTCCTTGTCAGTTGGATTGATTACTCTGCGGCCTTGAACTCGGCCAGACGGCGCTTGACGATGGCGCCAAGCTCTTCGCGCTGCTGGAGGTCGGCGACGTACTGGATCAGATCGCAGGCGGCGTCGAAGTCGTCGCGGGCTTTGGCGGCTTCGAGCTGGCCGGCGACTTCGGCGTAGGTCATCACGCCCGCGCCTTGCTCGACCTGCTTGAGCGCTTCGTCCTGCTGATCAACTGGCGTGGCCGCTTGCTCTGCTGCCGGCTTCTTCCCGCGTAGCTTGTCCTTCACGGCTTCGGTTCGCGACGCTCCAGCGGATTCCTCCTGCTGCTCTACCTCGAACCATTCCTCGGGCTTGCTCATTCCGTCGCGAAGGCTGGCGTAAATCTTCTTCAGGCTCACAACCTGTGCTGGCTGGATCGCGTCGAGGCGGCGCTGAATGCGCTTCTCGATCTGCTCGCGCGTGACTCCGAAGGCATCGAACGCATCGAGCATCTTCTTCATTGCTTCGGGAGACGTGTCGGCCTTGGTGCGCATCGTGGTCTCGCACTGGGCGACGGCGGCTTCGGTGACATCACCAGGGATCACGGCGAGGATGCAGGCACGCAGCCGGCGGGCGCCCTGATTCGCGACCATTTCGTATATGTCGCGCGGGTCTTCGAGTTTGTAGCTGCCCTTCTTGGTGTAGCGGACGTGCGGCACCTGAAATGTGACTTCGCGCCGGGTGTTGGTCTCGACATCCCAGGCAAAGGCCTGCACGGTGCTTTCGCCGTTGCGCTGATCCAGCTCGCGGATGCCGAATTGCATGTTTCCCCATGATTGAGCCATCGCTTCGGCAAGGCGGATGCTTGGGCCGGAGACATCAGAGCCGCCGCGCGAGTAGGTATAGACCGCAGAATCGGCCAGCGTCGGGCGGGTGCATGCGTTCAGGATGCGATCCATCGCGGCGATCAGGTCGCGCGGATTCATGCGGGCGATCATCATCGCGGCTTGAACTTCGGCAACGGCGCGCTGCTGGTCTGAGTTGGCAACGGCGTTTCCGCTGTTGCGGGCCTGCGCGGGGAGCGAGGCGGCGAATGGATTGGCTGCGACTTCGTTCATGGTGCGATCACTCCTTGACGGTGGCGGGGGCGGTGGCGTCCTCGACGACGGCGCCGGACTGCATGAGGCTGACGACCTCCATGCTGTTCGCGACCATGCAATCGAGGCGGGCGGCGGCAATGTGGCGAACCGCCTGGGCTTGATTGGTGGCCTTGACCAGGTGCTTTGTGCTGACGGTCTTGTCGGTGACGATGTAGATGCGGGCTGCGGATGACATGCGGGACTGCTCCTTACTTGATGAGGAAACGACGGCTGGCTTCGCCGGCCTTGAGGTACTGCTGATAAAGCTCGGGATAGGCGATCTGGAAGGCCTTGGCGTCGAAGCGCATGGCCGGCTTGGCACTCTTCCAGGTGATCAGGTCATCACCGCCCAGGACGAGGCGCGAGGCGTCGCCCATGTAGGCCTTTAGGCTGCCGATCACGCCGATGCTGCCGGCCTTCTTGTCGCCATCCAGCTCGACTTCAAGCGCGGCGATCTGCGCCTTCAGTTCGACAGCGCGGGCGATCAGCTCCAGCGTCTTCGGGTTCGCTTCGACGGTGCCGCCGTTGTCGGCCGGATAGAGGCGCTTGATGTCCGACTCGCAGGTCGGCTCGGGCGGTACGTCGGCGACGATGTGACGATTCCACCACTCCGAGGCGCGGGCGATGATCTCGCCCTCCAGCTCGGCGTCGCGCTTGAGGTTGTAGACGCGCACTTCCTGATTGCCGAAGAGCACGGCCAAGTCCCACAACGGGCAGCCGGTCAGCGCCATGTAGGTCGCGCACTGCACCAGGTAGGACGGCGGAATCTGATCGGTGCCTTCTTCGCCCCAGTCGTCGGCATTGAAGGCGGCGAAGGCGTTGGCGGTCTTGCACTCCAGCCCGCGATCGGTGCGAATCTCGGTTTTGTGGCTGGCGATCTTCTGTCCTTCGGGAATCACCAGGCGGTCGACATTGCCGAGCACCGGCGCCGATGCGTGATGCAGCATCGAGGTAAAGCGCTGCACGGCATTGCCGGTCTTGACCGTGTATTCTCGGGCGACGAACTCTTCCGCGTAGGTGCCGAAGCGCATCTGCAAGGTCTCTTCCTGACCCGGGGCGCGGCCGGTCTTCTCGGCCCAGACATCGACCGGCGTGCGGTAAGGCGACAGGCCGAGGATCGCGCCAAGGTCAGAACCGCCGAGGCCGGCGCGACGCTGGAGCAACCATTCTTCACGAGCATTCATGCTGCTGTTCTCCTTCAGAGAGTGACGCGCGCAAGGCGCAGGGATTGGCGCACGCCGTAGCCGCGCCGCAGGTAATAGATGAAGTCGGCGAGGAACTTGCGCATCAGTCGTCCTCCCCGTCGTCGGCCTCGGGCTCGGCAATCTCTTCGTCGTCGTCCTCGGGCTCGGGGTTGTAGTAGCCGCGCGTCGGGCTGTAGGCCACGAGGTAGCCTTGATCAGGGCCGCAGCTCGGGCAGTCGGTGGCGCCGCACATGCAAGCCATTACGCAGCCCTCCGCAGGTTGCACGTTTGCACCGGCTCGACCTTGACCCGGAAGCTCTGCGGCTTCTCGGAATCGAAGTCACCGAAGACCATTTCGACGACGCGAATGTTCGCGTGGCAGGCATCGGTCGCGAGGATGTTGATCTGCTCGGTGCGATCAGGCAGCGTGACGGTGACGCGGAACGGGATCAGCTTGCGATTCAGCTCGTTGAGCAGTCGCTGCTCGTCCGGCCCGAGCTTGCCCATGTACTCGTCGGAACTCATAGTTCCGAGCTCCAGCGCTAATTCGTGCTCCGCATCGGCGAGTGCCTGGATACTCTCGACCAGCTCGTCGTCGGAGTATTGGCGATTGATCGGCAGACCGAGGCGCACGGCCTGGGCTTCGTTCGTCTTGCGCATCAGGTCGAAGAGGCTGCTCATGCTGCGAACTCCGCTTTACATCCGGCATTGCATTCCCAGTGCTTGACCGGGCCGCATGTGCACTTCGATTCGAACGGTATCCGGGTCGGAAGGATGAAGCCCCGACCGCTCGGCTCGTCGCGCCCGATCAGGCTGCCGACGCCGACGGGTAATTCCTCGCGCAGCAGGCCGGAGGCATCAGCGAGACGCCAGGCTGCCGCGCTGTTGAAGTGCGGATCGTTCGACTCCAGGCACGCGATTGCGCTGTAGAGCAGGTTGATGATCTCTTTCTTCTGGTTCGCGTTCATGCCAGCGCCCCTTCGGAGAGGGCGCCGACTTGGCTGCATCCGTCGTTGCCGAGATAGATCACCTTGCCGGCGGTCTTGCTGTTCTCGACCTTCATCCGGTCGGAATTCTTAGAGAGCTTCCGATTGATCAGCTCGCCCCATCCCCAATAGTTGCCGGACATCGCCGGGATCGCCATCGAGAACGTGCGGCCCATCTGGTAATCATCGACGGTCGGGATCACTGCGCCGTCGGCCTTGAGGTTGCCGGCGTACTCCCGAGCAACGGAGTCGATCGCCTTCTGTATCGCTGCTGCGGAATAGCTCCGGTTACAGAACACGAAGTCGGCGCCGAAGCTCGTCACCTGACCATCGAGCAGGCTGTAGCACGAGCCTTGATAGTCGATCATGCCGTCGAAGTATCCGCCCTCGAAGACCTTGGCGACGGCCTCGACCTGCCGGGTGTTCGGGCCATCTGTCCACTTGACCCGAATCGAAGCGCCGCCGCTATAGACATCAGAGCGGACGCTGAACTTCACGTCTGGGAATGCTTCCTTGAGCGCCTGCCGGATCAGCTTTGCCGTATCAGCGCAGGAAATGTATTGGGTTGCCATGATCCGCCCCCCCTTACGCTGCGAGCTTCTGGAAAACCTGCTCGACCTCGAAACCGAGGGCGCGAATCAGGTTCAGGTCGCTCTTGTCGAGCGTCTTTTTGCCGGCGATCTTGGCGAAGATTTGAGCGGCCTCGTTGGCCGGGTAAATCAGGGTGTTGCCATAGACGCTGCGGACTTCGATTTCTACTGTCTTGGTTTCCATGATTGCCTCCGTCTGTTTAATCAATCCACGACTGAATTAAACACCACGTTTAAACGGAAGTCAAACAGTTTGTTTAAATTTCTTTCACGCTATGAGTTGAGGACGAAAAAAAGCCCGCCGGAGCGGGCTTGATGCGGAGCTGGTGATCAGTCAGCGCTTGCGGCGTCTATCGGCCAGGTCGTGCAGAAACTTCCCGGTGTAGTAGCAGGCGAAGATCGAGGCGACGGATACAACCCCGAGCAGGTAGGGCTCGAAGTCCTCTCCGACATCCAGCGCCTTGACGCCGGCGCCGAGCACCCAGAAGGCGCCAGCTCCTGCCAGGATCATGATCAGCAGGAAGAGATTTACGGCGAGCCACTGCATGAGACTACTTGCAGGAAAAGGCTTGCGCGTGCTGCGATGTGCCGCCGTAGGCGGTTTCCGACTGGGTGAAGACGATGTGCGTTGCGTTCGCTGCTTCAGCCTCGGCGATGATCTTGTCTCGCGTCTCCTGCATTGCCTTGCCGGCGAAGACGCCATAGAACGGCGAGGTCGCCGAAATGCTTTTGATGAGGCTACACGACGCGACTTGCTGCGCCGTTGCCTCTCGCACGGTTGAGCTAGTCGAGCTGACGACAGTAGCACAGCCGCAAAGCAACGAGATCGAGATCAGTAGAAGCGGTCTTGCGGTCATCCATGCACCCATTTGCCAATAGCGACGCCGCAGATCGTAGCATTTCCATTGATCGGGATCATCCTCGGCTGCCAGTCCGGATTCAGTGGCCGCAGGTATTTCCGCCCGTCCTCGACGACGAGCTGCTTGAAGGTCGCCTGGTTCTCGTCATCAAGGCGCACGACGACATTGCTGCCGTGCTCGGCCGGGACATCAGGATCGACGAAGATAATGTCGCCGTGCTGGTATTTCGGCTCCATTGAAATGCCCGAGACGCGCAGCGCGAAGGCCTTGGGCCCGAGCTTCTTCGGGTAGAACAGCCAGTCCTCGGCTTCGCCTGGTTGAAAGTTATCGACGATGCTGCTCCAGTCGCCGGCCTGTACCGACGAGATCAGCGGGACGCGGCCGAAAAGATCAGGCGCTGGCTCGACGTTGTAGATCGCGGACGACTCGCTCGCGGCCAGCAGCATCGACCCGCCGCCGGTCTCGATCCAGTCCGCCGAGCAGCCGATCACCCGCTGCGCCTCGATCATTCCCTGCTTCGAGACGCCGCGCGACTCCCAATTCTTGACGGTCTGCGGCGAGGCGTTGAGCGCCCGGGCCAGCTCTGACTGCCCGGTGATCCCCTTCAGCTCTCGCGCTGCCTCATAGAGGCGCTTCATTTGTTCGTGCATGTCGCTGATTCTCCGCGTACTAAACAGCGCGTTGTTAAACGGCGTGTTTGACTTTCGTTTAAACGTGGCGTTTAATTGAGGGGAGTTCATTACACAGAGGGTTTCCAAATGTCCGAAGACGGGGCACTAATCGAGTCGCTTGGCGGGCCGGCAAAGGTCGCCGAGCTGCTTGGCTACGACAAACAGGGCGGGGTGCAGCGAGTCCATAACTGGATCACTCGCGGCATTCCTCCACGCGTGAAGCTGGAGCATCCCGACGTTTTCTTGCGTGAGGGGAAAGTCGGCCATGACGAGACGGCAATCAGAGCGGCGGCGTGAGTTCGTTTTCATGCCGCCATTCTCTTTTTTTGTCCCGAGTTCGTCTGTCCGAAGCTGTCCGAAAAAGTCGGACGACGCGGGAAGGGGGTTAAAAAATGCAGCAGGCACTCTTCCATGAGTCGCTGAACGACGCCCTGCGCGATGTCGTGCAGACGCTAGGCGGAACCAAGAAAGTCGGCGCCATGATGCGCCCGGAGAAGTCGCCAGACGAGGCTGCGCGCTGGATCAGCGACTGCCTGAATACGGATCGGCGCGAGAAGTTCGACCCCGAGCAAGTGCTGTGGTTGTTGCGCGAGGGCCGCAAGATCGGCTGCCATTCCGGCATGCACTTCATTTGCGCCGAGTCTGGCTATTCACCGGCGCAACCCGTCGAGCCAAAGGACGAGCTGGCCGAGCTTCAGCGCAACTTCATCGAGGCATCGAAGCATCTTAGCCGCATGGCTGATCGAATCGAGCGGATCAGCGGCGGTCAGGCATGAACTATTACGAACACCACATCGGCGACTATGCCCAGGCGACCGCGCACCTGTCTTTTATCGAGGACGCGGCCTATAGCCGGCTGATCCGAAAATACTACGCGGAGGAAAAAAATCTTCCGGTGGACATCAAGTCCGTCCAAAGATTAGTCGGAGCCCGCACAAAAGAAGAGCGCGAAGCGGTCGCGAACATTCTCGATGAATTCTTCACCCTTGAGGCTGACGGCTGGCACAACAAGCGATGCGACGCCGAGATAGCAAAGTACCAAGGGAAGCAGGTTAAGGCGAGAGCGAGTGCACAGGCGCGGTGGGATAAACGCAAGCCGGACGCAATGCGAACGCATAGCGAATCGGATGCGAACGCATCAAGCGACAACAATGCGGACGCAATGCGAACGCATAGCGAAGGCAATGCTCACCAGACACCAGACACCAGACACCAGACACCAGACATAAAACCTCACTCCGTAGTGCACGCATCTACTCCCTCAACCGGAGGAACGCGAGCAGGCACCGCAAGCGCGCGAATGAGGGCGGCCGGCATGGCTGGCGCGAATCCATCACACCCGAAGTTTCTCGCCCTGCTAGACGCGGGAATCACCGACGACGAACTCGCCAGCGCGGCAGCCGAAGCGACAGCCAAGGGCAAGGGATTCGCCTACGCGCTCGCAATCGCCGAGGGCAGGAGACGCGATGCGTCAGCCGTCGGCAGTCTGCCCAACTCCCGCGCATCACCTGGGCATGCCAGGGACGACGAGCGGCGCGAGGTAATCCGAGTTTTGACAGGGAAGGGAGACGCGAAAAATGGGAACGAACGTGACATCACCGGCGAAGCTGAACGCATTGCCTGATGCGTGGATCGAGAAAATATTCGGGCACATGTCGGCCTACTACGGCTCGCTGTTCTCTGATCGCTGGCGTGGATTCGATCTCGTCGAGGTCAAGCGCATCTGGGCGCAGGAGCTGGCGAACTTCAGCGACAACCCGGAATGCTTTCGCGCCGCACTGCGGGCAATGATCGACGAGAGCAAGTTTCCGCCGACGCTGCCAGAGTTCGTCGTCCTCTGCCGTAAGCAC